GATGGATATACCGGTTGCCGCGATGAATAATTTCGAGGCCTGTCTCTTCAGAAAGCAGGTCAATTACGTATGGCTCCATACGCTGGCCACGTGTGAAAACTTTCTGCTTTGAAGGATCTACTGGCTTGATGCGTGGCTGCACCTTATCCAGGTACACCTCAAGCGGAGTACGCCACGGGCTAATCCCGAGAATACCGGCGACATCACTGCCGCCGAGGTATTTGGTCCTGTCCATGCTGCCGGCGTTCTGCATCATGCCGCGTCCCTCTGCCCGTCGAGTTGATCAGCCAGATCCCACTTCGCGATGATTGCCATCGCTTCGCGACGATAGGCGTCCAACAGCTCTTCGAACTCAGGACATTCCTTTGCTGCTTCCAGCACTTCCTTACGCACGCCTTTGTCCAGTACAACGTCAAATTTTGACGCCAGTTGATGCAAACGGATGCTCTCGATTAGCTCAACCTGCCGGTCGTAAAGCTGTTCTGACAGCCGGTAATCTTTGTCAAATGCACCCATAATTTTCTGAAGATTTAGTTGCTGATTAACGTTCATCATTTGCACCCCATATCCCGTTGTCGTTAGCCACTTCATGGGCGACTTTGTTGATGAACGCCCATTGCATGCCTTCAGCAAGCGAGCGGAACTTCCAGCTCATCAGCCCGCACGCTGTAACGCAGTACCAACCGTTGATGATTTTCCACTGCATGATCTGTTACCTCGGTTTGTTACCGTTGAGGTAATGATTATCCATATATGGTTAGTAGTCAATAGGTATGAACGTAAAAAATTACCCATTAGGTAATTATTGGGGTGTGGCGAAGACAATAAAAAAGCCGCTATTAAGCGGCTTAGTGTTTGATTTAAATTGGTTTAATCTTTTGTTTTATTGTTCTGAGAGAGGACGAATTCAATGTAGCTTTCGATCTTGTCTTTTTCGCTTTGAGGTAACAATGCGTAGCGTGACCTGTCGTATTTTATGGCTGACTGATCCTGCGGGTGTATCAGTAGCTCGTAACCGTGGCGTCCGAATGCCGAGGCGATAGCCTCCAGGGTGGATACAGAAACACTAACCTCATTATTCAGCATTCTGCTGACGGTATTCTGAGAGATGCCGCTGGCGCGATGGAGCTTTCCTTGCGAGTTCAGTTCGTCGCTTTCCCTCATCCAGCGTTCCAGGTTATGCGCCGCGATAATACCAATATCAGTGGGGCCAACGGGCGTAAAACTATCGAGTGTCAGCGATCTGTCTATATCCAGCCAGTTTCTGGGCTTGTTAGCTGCCGTCTCAATTTTTCGGGCAACCTGATCGCCGATCACCTTTTTCCCCAGCACCCAGCGATTCACCAGATTAGCCTGGGTAGCCATTCGCTCAGCAAGACGCGTCTGTACGCCGTCAAATTCACGGTCTATCAGGTCCCTGAGATTTTGTCTGCGTACGTCCTGGATGCTTTTCATACTCTGATAATTTATCTCGTTCATTGAATCGGTTAGTGATTCAATTAAAAGCGATATTACCCCACAGGTAAATGCACCCGTTAGGTAACGGAGCTTGATTTTTGTTACCTGATAGGTGAATATTTATTATCTGAAATAAATATCAGGCAATAGCTATGAGCGAGAACGCGCAATTCGATTTCAAAAAGCACTGGCTTGCACTTACTCCGGATGAGCGCGAAGCCTTCGCAACAGAGGCCGGAACGACAAGCCATTACATCCAGACGCATCTAACTGGAAAACGGAAAATGCCCGGTAAGACACTGATGAACGGGCTTTTTAAAGCAGCAAAATCCCGCCAGTGGGTCCGCACTAAACCAGAACTGGCATACTTCTTCTACTCCTGATTTCCTCTGTCGAATCCCGCAAGGCCGCCTTCTGGCGGTCTTTTCATATCTATTCGTACCTCTAAGGTAATTTTTATCCATATATGGTTGATCTTTTTTCTTCTCTGATTAAAAATTGTCGTAATCCCAACACTAATACGCAGGGCTAAGCATGAAAATCATTACGCGTATGGATGCCGCAAAAAGCGGACTGAAGCGCTATTACACCGGAAAACCATGTAAACACGGACATGACAGCGAAAGATGGGTCTACAACGGTCATTGCGTCGAGTGCACGATGGAATCAAATCGACGTATTAAGGCTGAAATTAAACAGATTATGGCTAATGCCAGTCTGCAGCACTCCATCTGACGGCGGGTAATAACCATGAGCAGACATGCCACAGAGTGGGCCTGGAAAACAAATCCTGGCAGCTCATCGCTGAAACTCATCCTGCTCTCGATGGCTGATCGAGCCGATGAATACAACCTGTGCTATCCAAGCATCGAACGCCTCGTTACCGACACAAGCCTGAATAAAAAAACGGTTCAGGCAGGGCTAATCACGCTAATCGAAATGGGATTAATTTCCGATACCGGGGAGCGAAAAGGAGCCACCAGGAGGGTCAGGGTTTTCGCTTTAAACATACCCAAAAACGGTAATGTTACCGAAAAAGGGAATATACCCAAAAACGGGAAGTTGAATGATCCCAAAAACGGGAAGTTGAATGATCCCAAAAACGGGAAGTTGAATGATCCCAAAAACGGGAAGTTGAATGATCCCAAAAACGGGATGCAGAACCTATCAGTTAACCAGTCATATAACCAAGAGAAGGAGAGCGGTGCAGAAACGTGGGGTTTAAAGCCCGGAGAACCCGGCGCAAACAACGTCGAGATCGATAACTTTGCTCCACCTGGCGGGGTGAGTCAGTTCGGGAAATTTGCCATGCATGATTTGTGGACCCCGTCTGATGATTTTATCCGCGTGTCTGCGTTGCAGGGAATTCACCTAGAATCTCAGCCAACACCTCAGGAGCTGGCAGAATTCAGAATTTACTGGATGGCGGAGGGTAAAGCATTTCACCACGCCCAATGGGAGCAAAAACTTGCCAGACGTTTGCAGATCAGCAGGCAGAACAAACTCACTTCACCAGAAAACAACGTACCGCACTGGAACAGTCCAGAAGCGTGGGAGGATTTCCTGTGAACAACGTATTTAATGCCATTCAGAGCCGGGACGGTGCTGCATTAGCTCGTATGGCCGGAGCTGAACGCCAGTATGCTGGCAATGAAAACGTGGTAAACATCACCGCCGAGCGTCTCGTAGACGCACTGTTCAAGCAGCTTAAGCAGCTGTTTCCGGCGGCGGAACAGACAAACCTGAAGACGCCAGCGCAGGAGACCGCCGCAAAGCAGCAGTGGATCGCCGCATTCGCAGAGGGAGGCATCCGCACCAGGGAGCAGGTATCGGCAGGAATGCGCCATGCCCGCGCCAGTGAATCCCCGTTTTGGCCGTCGCCCGGACAGTTCATTAAGTGGTGCAAGGACTGCAAGATGGTGCTTGGCGTTAGCATCGAGGACGTGATGGGGGAATTTCATCGTTACGCAAAAGAGAAAAGTCTACAGCCTGGCGGCCCAGAACACTTCCCGTGGCGCCACCCGGTCATGTACTGGATTGTGTGCGATACTCGCCGTGCGATGTACCAGCGGCAGTTAAGCGAAGTTGAAGTCGAGAAGCATGCGCGGAAATTGCTGGATGAGTGGGCACAGAAAGTTGCAGCAGGTCAGCAGATACCAGATCCGATTCTCAGCATACAGGCGAAGCCAGAACCGATGAGCGCACCACCAGATAACTCAGGAAGCGCCTACCACCCACCAGGGCGAAGTTTTGGCTGTATGCCTAACGCTGCCGCCCTTGGAGGGATTACACCGGCGATGTGGCTCATGGAGGAATACAGGCGAGGGAAGGAAGCAGGACTCATTAAATAGCAAAGTAACACCGGCGCAGTAGCGCATTTTTTTACGCCTGAATAATTACCTTGCAGGTAACAAAATGTGCTCATAAGTATTGATTTCAAACCGTATATGGATTTTAATTACCTGAGGGGTAAATCATGACAGTAGTTTTAGGGATTGACCCGGGATGCAGTGGTGCACTGGTTCTTGTTACTGGCCAGGGTGGATACATCGACCACCTGGCAATGCCAACTATAAAGGTCGGCACGAAGTCCAGAGTGAACGGCGCAGCGGTGGCGGCATGGATTAGGCAGTACGGAGTCAGCCACGCGTACCTTGAGAAGGTAGGCGCGATGCCGGGGCAGGGAACGGCGAGCATGTTCACGTTCGGGCATGCGGCAGGCGTAGCGGAGGGGATCCTTCAGGGACTCAACATACCGTACACGCTGGTAACACCGCAGGCATGGAAGAAGTCAGCCGGTCTTATCGGCAGCGAAAAGGACGCGGCGCGCAGCCGGGCGATTCAGCTTTACCCTGGACTCAGGGCGCTGGATGCCAAAGCGAAAGGCCAGGCCATCGCGGATGCATTGCTAATCGCCAGGCATGGGATCGGAATCAAATAACGATCCTTTTTGTTATCAACGTAATCAATAACTTAAACGGGTAAGCGGGGGTAAGATGGGAACTGTTATCAAAGAGTTAGTGCAGCGCGGACATGATCAGGCTGCTGAACTGAAATCGTCATGCGGTGCCGTTGATGTGCGGAGCGTGGCGCAACTGATAAGCGATCTGGTGTCGCAATTGGATGTACAGCTTGCTCGCGGTAATGCGCTGGCTGCGGAGAATGCGGGGATGAAAGAGGCGATACAGACCCACAGTGAATCAGTCCACTTCTGCGAAGTGTGCGGAAAGGACGACCCATGCAACACTGATGACGTTTGCTATGTACTCAAAGAAACCCCGGCCACCGACGCTTTCCTGGCTGAAGTGAGGGATAAGGCCCGCAAGGAAGGCGCTTACTTTGTTGCTAACCGAATGCTGGCCGCATGGGATGCAGGGTTTATCGACGACACGGCAAAGAACGCCGCAGACATCGCGCAGATGGTTCTTACCTCCACGGAGTTTATGGCTGATGCGCCGGAAGGAGATTTCGATCGCTCTTTCGCTGATAGTGTGCTCGAAGCCATTGCCGCCCAGCTTCGCAAAGGAGTGCAGCCATGAGCAAGGAAGTCGAGAAACTCAATGACCATCAGCTGGCTGACCTGAAAAACGCTGTCGAAAGAGAGCTTAAACGGCGCGCTGATGGGCCAAAGGTCACCACGTATTACGTTGTCTCCTGCATCACAAACGCTCAGCATTTTACTGATATTGACTGCGCTCTGCGCTGCCTAAAGCGCGTGGCAGAGAACCTTATTGAATGGGTAGCTGAAGACAAGGAAAACCGTGATTACGTCAATCGATGCACTGGCATTGTTGGAGCGAAACTCCAGGTTGAAGAGATGAACATCGACCACTTCAACATGCGTGTTGCAGAGAAATATTTCGATGACGATTGTTACCCACCGGAGGCCGCCCAATGAGCAACATCGACAAACGCGCGCTGCGTGAAGCAAAGGTAATCACAAAGGAATTTGTTGAGGAACACCTTCGCTACGATGGGAAGGATTTTTTCTGGAAGAAGCGCGAACTAAATTCGTTTTCTGACAGCCGAACATGCAAGGTTTGGAATACTCGAATTGCAGGGAAGCGTGCCGGGGGAATCAGCGCTCAAGGTTATGTAGAAATTCAAATCAAAGGGAGTCGATATAAGGCTCATAGATTAGCGTGGTGTCTTGTTCATGGCGATATACCAACAAACATGCAGGTTGATCACATTAACCACGACCGAACTGACAACCGAATAGAGAATCTGCGACTTGTTGATAATCAGGGAAACCAAAAGAACTCGTCATTACGCAGGGACAACATAGGTGGTCGCACTGGCGTTACATGGCATTCAAGTAATAAGAGATGGATTGCTTACATACGAGAAAACGTTAAACACAAGCACCTTGGTAGCTTCACTGAATTCTCTGATGCCGTAAGAGCAAGAGAAGAAGCTCAGTCAAGGCTTGGATTCCACATTAATCACGGCGCCGCTGGCATCGGTAAGGGGGAGTGAATGAGCTATCCACCGAGTAAAAAGCTGACCAAAAAGGAACAAGCCTGGATAGATGAATTGCAAGCCGTTCTGGATCGTTGCCCGTCCGATCGCCTCGGTTTCTACACAATCAGCGACCCGGTAATCCACCTGTATGACCGGACGCGCGCGGATGAGATTGGAACAATTGAAGACGACCTGGTGCGCATTCTGAACCACAACGGATGGGGGTTCGATGGCGATCTCAAATTCCCGGCAGACGTAGAAGGAGTATGCGGATAATGACAGAGAAAAAAGTAACCACGTCGATGATTACTTCGGCGTTACATAGCTCATTGGAAGGCATCGTGTTTCTGGTATGCGACTCACTAGAATTCGAGCTTGATCGCACGTTGACACAGGACGAAGCGAAGGATGTTTTCACACACATTGCTACCAGTGTGAACATGATCGGCGCAGCACCGGCTGCACAGCGACTCGTTGATAGTTATATCTGTAACAAAGGTCGCGATAGCGAATTTATTGCAGTCTATACGCCTAATAAATCGTCCATTGGTACGGGCGGTGTGTGGGATGACTGGCGTGAACTGGATGCCGAGCTCAATCGCTCGCCAACACACAAAAAGGCCTAACCCATGACCACTATTACCAGAGAACGCCTGCTCAAAATACAGCAGTGGCGCGAAACATACGGACCGGGTAGCAACGTAGTGCTGCCAGCAGAAGAGGCGGAGGAGCTAGCGCGTATCGCGCTGGCATCGCTCGAAGCTGAGCCTGTGGCGTGGA